CGCCTTCGTACTCCACCAGATAGTCACCAACGACTGGCGTGTACCGCGACAACATGGAGTCCTCACCATAGATGGTCATGCCGGGGCCGTCCGCGAAAGTGAACGTTGACCCGGCTATCCTGGTGATCTGTGTCGCCTTGACGACCTTGTGGCTTCGATAGGTCTTCATGAAAGTGCATCCTGGTTTGGTTGAGACATCTGCTCACCGGTGACGGCCGGGGGCACGGTATAGACATCGTTCTCGGCACGCCTGGCCGCATCGGCGCGGGCGGCCCTCAATTCCTCGACGGGATCAATCTCTAATCCCAGCTGGCCGGCCACCATGGCGATCAGCTTGACGCCGGTCTCTTCCGACATCACGCCACCAGCGACCGCCTGCGTGACAGCAACGACCACCTGTTGCAGAGCAGCGGTGTACTTCGAGGTATCGCGTGCGGTCAGTTCGGGGAACACAGCCCTGGGTTTGAAACTCGGCATCTTGCGCAGCCCAACGACCTCGCTAGAGATCGCCAGCAAGCGTTGCTCGATGACATAGGAGGCGACGGCCTCAAGGATTGCCTTCCAGAGCCGCTGGCGCTGAGAAAACACCTTGAAGGTCGGCTCGCCCATGGAGCTGGCTGTCGCGAGATTGACGTCATCGGCACCGCCGAACCAATGGGTTGGCACCGTGTTGCCACCCAGCACATGCTTTCGGATGGCATCCAGAATGGTGGTGGCATCCAGCGAACTGAGATCCGGTGTCTGCGTCTCCCAGACCTCATTATCGTTATGCACGCGAACTGACATCGGCTCCGGCGGCGTGATCTCGGTCGCGCGCTGCTTGACCTCATCGGCCGTGGCGTTCTTCAACGTCACATCCCACGAGACCTGGCGCAGCAGATCGGCCCTGTCACCTTCGCCAAACAGCAGCTGCTCATACTGGTCTGCCGGATCGATCGCTGACAGAACATCCGACCGACCGCGCCGGCCGGTGCTCAGATCGTTGACGCGAAAAAAGAAGCAATCGCCGGCAGTCATGCCGCGTCGTTGATTGATGGCACCCTGTCCGAACAGATCTTCGTCACGGCCGTCATAGATGATGCGATAGACCTTTTTGTGACCAGACCGGTTTTCGACGACGACGCCGATCGGCGTTTCAACATTGTCCGGGTCGGTGATGACATTGATGATGGCGGACGGGTCGACCTTGCCAAGGCGAACATGGCCCGTCAGCTCTTTGACGAAGACCGGAAGGCAGATTTCGCCGAAGAGCGACAACTCGCGGACATGCTTTTCCAGCTTGAGGTCAAGACGGTTGATCGGATCAAGCCAGAACTCGTCAAGCCATTCCTGCGCCTGTGGATCATCAACAGCGAGCGTGACGCCCTCGCCAAGCAGGAACGCAACAGGCAGTTCGACCAGTCGATTGGTGAGACGATTGGATTCCCATTGATAGGCGGCCAGCTCTTGCATGCGATGCTGAGAGATGGGCGTCAGATCGCGGCGGCGGCGACTTCCTGTTAATGGCCGCCAATCGTCCTCGTCAGGGTCGATCGTTGTCCCGTAACTTTCGGTGATGCGAACCGGCGCTGTCTTCGCAATAGCTGGCTCCTGACGTTCCGGCACCTCTTCCCCTGACGAAAGCAGAGCATCCAAGACGCGGCGAAAGCGGGACATTATCGTCTCCCATACATGCGGTTAGATTGGCGCCCATACATGGTGCCAGATGACGATCGGCGATTTGCAACGGTCGGCGCCACGGTAACCCCGGCCGCCATGGAGCCGCCTTGAGAAATGCTCCAGAGCATTTCGAGGCAGTCCAACCCGTCCTCGTGGCCGCCGATCAGCTCTGGGAAATGACGACGCTCGTCGAGCAGGGCTTTCAATGACGGGTGATAGCGGATTAGCCCGTTGCGATCATGTGGCTGGATGCTCTCGATGCGCAGGTTCTTGTCCGAGCTGGGGATGACCGGTATTGCCGGCACGGGGATATCGCGCGCGGCCGACTTCGCCACCAATTCCGTGCGAAAGAACTCCTGGAACTGCACGCTTTCAATCGCCCATTTAAGGCAGCGGTATTGCTCCTGGAATTTTATGATGTCTTCAATGATGAGGCTTGGCAGCCGCCGGCGAATGGATGCCTCGATGACGTCAAGAATGCCTTTGTCGCGGATCTTGCCGCCAACCAGGATGGCGGAAGGATCACGCCCCTTGTTGAACTTCCCGAGACTTGGATCACAAGCACCGTAAAACACCCATTCGTGACAGATCTCAACCCAGAATACCGGATCGGTCGAAAAGAGCGTGCCTTCGCTGCCTAGCGGATCGTTCTGCTGTTCTGCGTCGAACGCATCGCGGCCGATCTTGACCCGAAGTTTCATCAACAACAGCAGTGGCCTTACCTCTGGCCAACTGACCTTGGCGCCTTCTTCCATCTCGGCGCAGTGCTCACGATAGAAATGATCCGCCGTATCAGGGCCGTCATTGCGGATGATCTCTTCCCAGCGGTCCCAGAGCGCCAAATTAACCGGCCAGTCGATGATCGAGGAAAGCCGCGTGTGCCGCCACATGGGGTTGCGCAGCTTTCGAGCCAGCACACTGTCATGATGTAGAATTGTCCCGACATAAATGATGTCGAGCGATCCATCTGCGGCGCCGACATTCATGACCGCCTTATCGACCCAGCCCTCGGTCTTGTCGCGCTGATCTGGCGACTTGACGTTTTCGTCGTTCTCGATGTCGTCAAGAATGAACAGGTCAGGTCGATGTGGCCCATGCCGGCGGCCACGCAATCGCTTGCCGCTACCGACACCCTCGACCTTGACGCCGGTCTTTGTGACGATCACGCCTTCTTTCCAGACCCGGCCCTGGCCACAGATCTCCGGGAAGTCGAGTGCCAGACGCGGATTGGCTTCAAGCTCTGCCTTGATCGCTTCGATCATCACAGCGGCCTGGTCAAAGGCGTCCATGCCGATGATGACATAATGCTTGCAGCGCCGGGCGACGGCCCAAAGCACGGCGAGTTGAGAGACGAAGGTTGACTTGGCTTCACCGCGCGGTGCGGCGATAGCGTCGTTCTGCCCCGAAGGCGCCGCAAAGATTTCCGGTATCCGCTTAAACAGGTGTCGATGCAGTGAGCTTGCCGATGGCGTCTTCAGGTAGTGTGGAAAATAGGTCTGGCAAAAGAACTCGTAGCCGGTAGCCGCATCCAGTGCCTTGGCGCGGCGCGCGGCAATAGCGGTGGGGCTATCATCAAGGCCCGTGACCTCTGCCTCAATACGACGCCGCAGCTCTGCGGCCGTATCGGCCATGAGCTGTTTAAATTCACTCCTGGTGATCTTCCCTTTGATCTGGGTCGACATCAGCCGTAATCCCTGGCGAGTTCGGCCGCGAACGGCTCGATCACCTCAAGCAATGGTTCAGCAAGGTGCGGATGCGACTGCGTCACGAACTTGGCGAAACGCTGCATCACGTCTGTGGCAATCGACAGGCGCGACAGTTCGGGGCTCGCCTTGCCAACAGCCGCCATGGTCTTGGTGAAAGCATCGGCCAGCCGCGACAAGATTTCAGCCTTGGCGAGCGGCTTAATCGCGGCATCCGCCTTGACGCCTTCGACGGTTGCCTGATGCAAGGCCAGATAATCTTCCAGGATCATCTGGGCAATCAGCTGGGTGCCATCACCGGACATGCGCGCGGCCGACCTTGCGCGCTCCCAGTCATCGCCATCGGCTTCCGCCTTGGACTTCCAGCGCCGCACCGTGGCGATGCCGATCTCGAAGCGATCGGCAATCGTGTCCAGGCCTTGCCGGTCGTAGACATAGGCCGCGCGGACTTTGGCAACGATTTCTTGAGCGTGCGCCATGGTCAGCGCTTCAGTTCTTCAAGCGCTATTGAGAGTGCCTGACGCGCGACGCCGGCAGTGATGTTCGGTCGCTTCACGCCAGGATGATCGCGTTTGCCTTCGGCCACCCAGCCGCCGGCCTCTGTCAGAACGCCGACGATCGAACCGCTCTTCACCTCGCCGACAATCAGCTCTTGCTCATTGAGCCAGATCAATTCGGAGCGGACCTGCTGCCGATCCGCCATGATGTGAACGGCATTGACCAGGTCAACGATCAGGCTTTCATGCGCGCACCGGCCGGGACAATCGAGAAGTGCTCGCAAGATAGCAATGCGCAGGTGCTGAACCCAGGCGTCCGCGACGGCGGCAGTTGTTCCGTTCATCGCGACCTCGCTGCATCAACGAAAATCTGCTCGTGCCGCGTCACGACGGACTCCATCCTGGTCATCAGGCCCATGATGCTGCCGTACTCGGCACGGGCCAGCTTGATTTCCCCGACAGCTTCCGCGAGTTCGAGTTGAAGGCCATGAAGCTCGTCCTTGGTCGGCATCTGCTGAATGGCAAATTTCGCCGCACTCAATTCTTCCTGTAGCGAATGGAAGTCGTCTTTCTTGGGCATGTGCTCGATGACGAGTTCGAGCTTTTGCACGCGACTGGCGATGGCGGTCATTTCTTTGCCCCGGCTCTCATGATCAGCCTTGGTCGCAAAAGCCTTGCGCATCGACCAGGAAACCCAAAATACAAAGGCATTGACGATCAGTAGAAAGATCGTCGGACCGTAATCCTTTATGACCTCCATCAATCACGGCACCTTCTTTTCAAGCCGCCGCTGGCAGTCGATGCAGCGACGTGCCGCCGGATATGCCAAGCGGCGCTGTTGATCAATCGGCCCACCACAACCGAGGCAATCGGTACGACCTTCTTCCTTGACGTGGGATACGACGTCGGCAATGGCGATTTCGGTCTGCTGGATCTGCAGCTGCTGTGCGTCGTCGATCTCGTCACTCATGAAACGCCTATTTGGTCCGCATAGTTGGTGATGCGCTTGAGCCAGTCCCAAAGAGCCGGATACTTGTCTTCGGGCAGCGTCTCCAATTCCTTGCCAACGGCGGGGCCAGCCTTGGGAAATGGTGGCGCGTCGTATTGAACAGGGTCAGAGGCTGTTGTTGCGCATCCGCTGCAACACAGCATCCCGATCAGCGCGAGGCGCCGCAGCGACTTCAAGCTGCTCATCCTTCACCTTCACCTCTGCTTGGAGTTGATCGATCTTGGCATCCTGCCGGCCGGCTTCTCTCGCCGCCGTCGGACCGGCCAGGGTTTGGACGATCCACAGGAGGATCTTGAGAAGCCAGGCCGGCATGATCCTCAGGCTCCGACCGACGAAGTCGCGGCCGACGTTGCGGCGGTCCCGGTGCCGGTGGCGGTGGCCTGAACGCCAAGGAACTTGCCAAGACGCGCCTCGATCAATTGCTCAAGGTGCTCCTGGTCCAACCCGAAATGCGCCAGCGCGTCGGGCACGCGATCAATCAGGTAGTTGGTCGCATGGGCGATTGTCTCATTATGGACGTCGATTTTGAGGTTATTGGCGGCAGCCTTCTGGACCTGCACGGTCGCATAGGAAATCGCCTTGTCGATCGCCGGATCGAGATAACTCCGGGTGACATTGTCGAGATCGATGCCGGTCTTGGCCGTCAGAAATTTGGTCAGTGCCCTGACGCCGAAATGAGCAGCCGATGCCAGCACGGCCGCAGCGATGCCAGACAACGTCAGGATGATGTTGCCGAGATTGATGTCAGTCGAAGGCAGGGCGGCGGTGATTCCGTCATCGGCAAAGGCGACCATTGGGAACAGCAAGCTGGCCGTTACAGCGGCGGCCGCAAATAGGATGTTGGCAACCAGGCCACGGCGACGCGGCGACAGGAAACCAAAAAGGCGATCAGTGATGGGTGTCGCCAGAATGGCGATCCCGAATAACCCGGCCAGCGTCAGGACGCTTAAAAGCTTGTACATGGTGTCTCCTAGAGATACGGCGCCACCAGGCGCTTGTAGTTGGCAATGAAATCTTCCTCGCGGCCGGCGCCTTGAGGTGTGTTGTAAACCCGCTTCCAAACGCGGGCATGGCCGGCAATGTCACCGGGTGTGGCCATCGGCACTGAGGAACGCCAATACTTGATACGGGCCATCGCGGTCGCGAATGCCCAGTTGCTGGCAAGCTGCTCTTTCATCGCAGGGCGCGCGGCGAGCAACGTCATCACGCGATCGCAGAGCGCGCGGTTGTCAGCGAAGTGCAGGTAGTTGTCAAAATTGTCCTTGAGGCTCGGCTCTTCCATCTGGTAGGGGCCGATGCCTGGACCAAGCGTGTCATCGTTCGGACCGGTCACCTGGTCCAGATACTCGAACTGGCTTTCTTGGGCGATGGTCCCAAGCAGCAGTTCGATGGATGCCGGGCTATTGAAGCCCGGCAATCCTTGGCCGACATAGTTGAGTGTCGGGACGATGACAAAGTTCTTGAGTTGACGTATTTTCATCCAGCGATGATGTTTCATCGCAGCCCTGACGGGCACCCGGCACTTGTTCCGGGTAGATAGTTAGTCCGCAGTCGTCTCGTTTGGCTTGGGGCTGAACATATCTATCTGTCGGCTGTCAGGTCTAGCGCCTTGTCTCACTTGCCGAACCCAGCGCGCCGAGACGCCAAAGAGTGCGGCCACTTCACTTGTCTTGCCATCGGCGCCGACGATCAGGCGCTTGCGATGGCGTGCCGACGCCAGGGTCGGCAGGAAGAGTTTGTCGCCGCCATAGCGCGCGCTGAGTTTGGATGCGGCGTCCATACCGACGATCTGCACTAGACGCGTCGCCGCATTTGGCTCCTTGGGCACATAGCAATAATCATGGCCGCGATAGGCATCGACCAAATTGAGTGTTGGACCGGTACCTATCAATTCGGCGATCTCGACCAGGCTGGCAGGCCAGCCACGCATGATGTCTGTCATGATGAAACCCTCTTTAACCAGGCTTTTAACGCTTCAATGACAACGGTCGATTGGTCGATATCCAGGAAGTCGGGATCGACCTCGACATTCTCTTGATTGGGATGGATCAGCCGTCCGCAGAAAGCCCGCAAGGCTTGCTTGCTGGGGTTCCGCAGGGCGCCGGCAGTCTCAAGGTTCTTCCAGAGCGCATGAATCAGCCGCGCCGTCTTTGACCTGGCGCGTTTCGGCTGATCCTTGAAGGCGCCAAGCGATTTCATGTGTTCCAAGACCGCCCGGCGCTGTGCCGAATTCAGGTCAGCGGCCGATTGCTTGCCGGTGCGCGTCGATAACATCGCGCGATAGGTGGCATCATCTAGACCGAGTTCCTTCTGACCAATCTTGATCTTGGCAATTTCCTGATTGCGGTGCTGGTCGGTCATGTCTGGCCTCAATGAGTGCGGCTGATGGCCGTCTGGTTAAAATGTGCTGCCAGCTCGGCATTGCTGATGCCCAGATCGACGATGGCCGCACACACCGCGTCGAAGGCGGCCATGGCGGTATCGCTGTCGATCGCTTCGCCAGCCGGCAGCGGGTTGCCGACTAGCGCGGCCAGGCCGCGAATGACATAAGCGCGTGCCTTTTCGCGCTCTGTCGTCGTCAGGGCCGATCGGCGAGCCATGACGACTTGGAGGAAGCAGGCAAGGTCAAGTGATGCAACGATCGTGGGGGCGGTCATGGTTGGCTCACCTCATACTCAGCGAAATTGCGGTTCCAGTCGTAATAGGTGATGGCGAATGCGAACAGCTTCGGCGTTAGAAGCGTCACCATCCAGTTGTCGACAATCACGATCTTGCATACGACGCCATTGATATTGATTGTCGACCCTGGCTTTGGATCTAGCGCGTACCTTCGGCCAGGCTGGATATCGCAGTTAATCACGGCCGCCGCTTATGCCGGCTGCATTGCCCCGAGGAGCGCGCTGCGTTCCTTGGGACCATCGGCCAGCTTCACGCGATCGACGACGCGGCCGGTCAGCATCTCGAAGGCCGCAGCTGCACCCTCGATCGCGAAATATGCCAATCGATTGTTCGCGTCATAAGTTGGTGCGCCGCGCGGGAAGTCAGCAACGCTGATCAGTTTAATCCGGCCTTCGGCAACCATCTTCCGGGCTTCGGATGCGGTCACGGGGCAAAAGACGCTGCGGATGATTGTCGTCATGATGTCCGCCCCTGATTGCTGGTTCCCTTGACATGCTCGATAGCTCTGTCGGTGGGCAACGTCCGCCAATCCGGCCACCGGCGAGCTTCATTCTTTGCCTGCTTTTCTGCGATTGCCTGCGCAATTTCCTCGGGTATGAAACCCTGACGCCATGCCCCATCGAGTGCCAGCAGTACCACGTCAACCCATTCGCTCAAATCATCCGGTTTGGCCTCAATCTCATTCAGCTCCTTACGTATGTGATCGACCACGCCAGCAACCCGCGAGCCGGGACCAAAGGTGCGGACGGAAAACGCTCGCTGCCGATACAGATGTTTAACGAGATCAAATGAGCTATATGTCGGATCAATCATGGCAAACCTCACGCGGCCGCGAGATCGATCGTCACCGGCACCCAGGGTGATTGGGGTGTCTCGCGGCGATAGAACCGGATGTAGGTTTTCGAGCCAACGACGCGGATGCTGTCGCTGATGGCTTCCATGGCGCTCTGCCAGCGCGGGTCTTGGATGTTGACGCGCCGCAGCGCAAAGATGGCTTCGCGGCTGACCTGGCCTTCGCGATCGGTACGGAAAGCATGTTCAACCAGGACGCGGATCTCCGACCGGGCATCTTCCGCCCATTCGGCAATGCATTCATCCACCAGTGTCTTGGCGACCTGCAATTGCGGCCCGAAGCTCAGATGGTCGGCAACGGCAATCTGTACCTTGAGGCAACCGTCATAGGTGCTGAAGGTGACGTTGCCCTTGGCGCCGCCACGGCCGGCGCGGTACTTCTCCGCGATCAGCGACATAAAGGCGCCGACATCGTCAAAGCAATGGCCCTTGAAGCGCGCGATTTGTGCCGACAGCTCATCCGCATAGGCGGACATCTTTTTAACCAGCTGATCTTCCAGCTTGTCGACCTCGTTGACCATGGCTTCCGGGACCATGCGGCCCTTGCTATCCATCCAGAAGCCGGCGGGAATATCTTGCTTGATCTGGTCCATGATTTACCTCTTTGAAAGTGTGATGGCGCGGCTGAGTGCTAGCCGCTCGAAGTGGGGAACCGGTTCCGCTTTGCGGCGGCGACCGAACAAGAAACCGAATAGGCGGGCGATCATCGGCTGTTACCTCTCGATTGATATGGCTTGAGACTTGCTGACAGCCGGCGAAATGCCTTGGCCGCCAGTTCTGGGTTGGCCCTGGCCAAGGCATCGGCGACCTGGGTAAAGGCCTTTCCCAGGTCGCGCGCCTGGTGTTCGATCGGCACCTGGTTGGCCGGCTCCGCTGTCGTCTCGTCAATGATCCGGTCACGGATTGCGGTCAGGGTTTCCAGGAAAGCCGGGTCCTGATCGGACAGGAAATCCACCCGGCGGATGCCGTGCATAATGGTGGTATGGTCACGATTGCCGAATGCGCGGCCGATCTGCGGCAATGAATGGCCGGGCAACAACTTAGCGCAAAGCCACATTGCCACCTGGCGCGGCCGTGCAATCTTGCGAGCGCGGCGTGGCGATGTCAGCAAGCGGACATCCACTCCATAGGCAACGGCCACCCGTTGCAGAATGAAGCCAACCGACAGGCGCGCTGGCTCGCCGGTCATGCGGCACCGCCGGTCAGTGCGACAACCGCCGCAGCCAGCATGTTGGCCTCTGCCGTGACTGGCAGGCGCGTGCTGTGGCCGGCAAGCATCGTCAGTGCCACAGTGCGGGCCATGCCGATATTTGCCGGTGCAACAACAATGGGCGCGTCGCCGCCCTCGGCGATCGGCAGTTTGACCACCAGCGTGATGGCTTGGCCGTCATGATCGCGGACGGTCATGATCTGGCGATCACCGGCAATGCGGTAGGTTTCGACCTTGGCTTGGCGGGTTGCGCCATCAATCTCGACATCGACCGATTGGCCAACGCAGAAGGGAATGGTTGTCATTGCTTGGCTCCATGTAATGCGATGACCGCTGTGGCTAGGTAGTTCAAGATGCGTTGCGTTTCCGCGCCGGGAAGGCTTCTGCGATCAGTCAGGATCGACGTCGCGATGGTCTTGGCGGCATCGACATTGACAGGCGGTACGATGACCTTCGGCTCGATGGCGGGATCTTCAGATCGCTCGATCACCATGAACGTCCAGTGGTCGACGTCGATCATCACCTTGAGGATCGCGCGGCCGCAACAATAGCTGTTCTGATGAATGCAGGCGGCAAGGCGCTGGGCATCATCCATTGAGAAATGTTCGCCGTCTGCCGAAAGTACCGCGCGCATCATGCGGCACCTCCTTTCGGTGGTTCGAAGCTCGGCTTTGGCAACGGGTTGATGCGAACGACGTTGCCTTCGTGGACAACAGCGCCTCGTGCAAACAGCTCTTCCCGCGCGCGCACCTCGTGTGGCACCACACAAAGCTCAAATTGCATGACTTGTCGGCGGATCGAGGCCAATTCGCGGATAAGTCCCCTGACATCATCCCAGGACATGCCGCGCTCCTTGGCGTCAATCAGCGAAGCCATGAAGTTTTCAAGCTCACTTGATGGCAGCATCTTAATTGCCCCTCCGATGGCGGCAGGTCCGGCAATTGGGCTCAAACAACTTACGTTCGAGACCGTGGCCGGTGGTGTTGCGCTGGTTGCGGTGGCATTGATCAAGTGCAATCTCACCGACGACTGGGCACTCGACACTGGCTTCCATCAAGACGCCGCGCACGGCCTGTTCGATGGCGTTTAAACCTGCGTTATACTGATTGCCAATGACCAGGCTGACGGTGGCTTTTGACTTGCCGATCTTGTTGGCGACCTGTGCTTGACTTGACTGATCGCAGGCAAGGGCCAGGGTCTCTATCCAATCCGGCAGGACATCCCCCCACGCGCGCCGCGCCTTGGTGATGCAACTGGCCTTAGCTGCGGCGCTCATGCGTCCACCTCATGATGAACGATTTCGCCCAGGTTCTGGTCAAACACCACCTTGGTCCGCTGCACCATCGGCGGCAGTGGTCCCGTTCTCTTGATCAGGCGGTAGCAGGCCTGTGTCCTCTTAGTGGCTTCCCTGACCACTTGCAGATATCCGGCCGCCTTCAGCGCCTTCAGATACGCCTTGGCGTCGACTTCAGAGACCGGAATTAGATCGGTGCTGGCGGTGCCAGCCAGGTCACGGGGAGAAAAGCTGACGAGTTCCTGCATGGTGCGCCACATTTGCTCGCGCGCGAGGCCTTGCCGGCACGGTGTGCCGTCCCGCTTCAGACGGGGAGCCTCAAGCCCAACGTCGCGCACCAAACGATAGACCTGCGACAGATTACTCGCTGTCGGCTTGACGCCGAAGACGCCGGTTGGCGCCGGCACCTTGTCGTGATGTGCGATGATGCCGCCCTTTAGCAAGCTATGGACGTATGTCCGCACCGCGTCGCGATCAGCGCTGATCGCATCGGCCAGCTGGGACATCGTGAAGGTTTTCATCTTGCGTACCTGCTGCCACACGGCTTGCCGGCCGGTGATCTTGCCGGCGCGGGCCAGGTGAACGGGTTTGCGGCCAGCCATTACCGGCCGCCTTTCCGGTCGTGCGGGAAGAAGTCGCCTTTGAAGTCGGCGGCGCTGATCTGCTTGACGTTTAAACCCTGGGCTTGATTGCGGATAACGCTCAGACCGCTGACGACGCGGCGGGCAGATCCATGAGCCTTGTCAAACAGTGCCTTCAATAGATCGTCCGCAATATCGAGTTCCTTGCAGTAGACCTTGGCCAACTGGCGCGCATCACTGAGGGTCGCCGGCTCTGCTTGCGTCCAGGTCAAGACCCGGCTGTAAACGCGTTCCCAACGTTCGAGAGCTTTTGGCAGATCGGCTTCCCCGATCAACACAATTGGCGTCAAGCTGCGCTCGTAAATAGCGCGCAAGCATTCGATCATCGACTTTTTGACCAGAAAATCGGCCTCATCAATAATCAGC